ATTCATCGGTGTTTGAATTTACAATCTCTTCAGAAACAAAGAGACCAATTCTATAACTAGGTGTATTTGAATACTGGTCTAAAACTAAAGACTCTCTAGCTACATTTACAAAATTACCACGAATGAAGTAAACTCCATTTTCAATTTGAAATACTGATCCAGTAGCAGTTGAATTTGCTGCTATGGTATTTGCAAATGGAGATCCTGCAGAAATAGTAGAATTACCAAGCAGACCTGAAGACAAAACTTCACTACAAGTCAGAGACTCTCCATCAGCAAATGTCTGAGTAGTATTATCAGTTCTAGCAGAACCTTGGTATGCAATATAAAGAGTTAAGTTTCCTCTCTCAGAATCTGCAGACGGAAGAATACTATCAACAACAGCAGTGACCCCAGAAGACTGTCCAGTGATAGTCGTTCCAACTAATTGATCAGCATATGCCTCAACGGGAACTCCTTGGAAAGTGTTTACCAGTTGTACACAGTAATATAACTGGGAATATCCAGTATTACCAGGAATTACTTTTGCACCCTCTTTAAAAAAGTGCTGACCAAACTTTTCTATCTGATTCTGAAGAATCGACTGTAAAGATGTTAATTCTCTTGCCTGAACTGGGTATCCAGGCTTAAAAAGCACCTTGTGATAATC